ACTATGTGCCAAGGAGCGAGCGGTATGGGTAAGCAGTGCGAGGGGTGCATCTATTACAAATCCTTAGGAGCCTGTGGAGAGGGGACCGAAAAAGCGTGTCACTATCTTCTGATCTGTGGAAAGCCGAGAGTACGCGATGGTGAAAAGTGTCGGTCCAGACAGGAAGAGAAGGTCCGCCGCAAGAAGAATGGAGGGGGAAAGGATGTTGGACACAGAACAAGCAGCCAGGATGTGCCCAATCTGCGGAGAAGATAGTTCCGTATATGACACGAGGGAAACGCCAAACGGAAAAATCATCCGCAGGCGGAGATGTACAAAGTGTGGGGCACAGTTTGAGACAGAGGAAACATTTGCTCGATTTCTCCCCGGAAAAAATCAAAAAAATTTTTGAAAACCCTATATATAGGGGACAGGCCTCAAAATATCTGAGAAAATGGGGGTGGGTAGAGATACCCACTCCCTTCTTTCTTTTGCCCGGCTCCGTGGCAAAAAACGGGCCTTCCTAACCAATGGCCGCCCCGATCTGCACAAGGGGCGGCAGATATGCCGCAGGTAGAACCAGCCCAAGATACGGGCCGGAGGGTCGCGCCCTCCATGCGGCACCAAATGAATCATGGGTGAGCCCGTCTCGCTGAAAAGATGGGAGGGTGGGATCTGGGGATAAAATGATGGGGTGGTGACATGGCTGCACGACTGACGGATAAGCAGCAACGTTTTGTTGCGGAATATTTGATAGACCTGAACGCGACACAGGCGGCTATTCGGGCAGGGTACAGCAAAAAGACCGCTGACAGAATTGGGCCAGAACTGCTTGGGAAAACTTGTGTTTCGGAAGCAATACAGGCGGCGAAAGCGGCCAGAAGCAAAAGGACGGAGATTACACAAGACCGCGTTCTGGAGGAATATGCAAGGATCGCGTTCTTTGATCCTAGGAAGATGTTTGATGCAGATGGCAACCCGCTGAATATTTCAGAACTGGATGACGACACCGCGGCGGCGGTTGCCGGTCTGGAGGTTATAAAAGAGGTTGACCCAGACACGGGAGTTACCTCATACACCAAAAAATATAAAATCACGAACAAGCTGGGAGCTCTGGACAGTGTTGCAAAGCACCTCGGAATGCTCAACGGAACATTTGGAGCGCCGAAGGATGAGGCGAAAGAGGACGGGCTCAGCCAGAGCCTGAGAGAATTGGCGGAGGAGATGGAGAGCGATGATTAGCCCAAAACAGCGAAAAATCCTCGCCTTCCCCTACTCCAAGTACGATGCCCTTATCTGCGATGGTGCCGTAAGAAGCGGGAAAACATCGCTAATGGCTGTCGCCTTTATAGATTGGGCAATGAGAGAGTTTTCCGGGCAAAGATTTGGATTGTGTGGCAAAACGGTTGACTCATGCTCAAAAAACCTGGTGGTTCCATATATTTCTCTTTCATACGCCAAAGAGCGCTACACCATGCGCTGGCGGCGGGCAGACAAGGTGCTGGAGGTTCGCCGGGGCGCTGTGACCAACTACTTCGAGGTGTTCGGCGGCAAGGATGAGAGCAGCTTTACACTGATTCAGGGCCGCACGTTGGCTGGGGTGCTGCTGGACGAGGTTGCGCTGATGCCCCGCAGTTTCGTGGAACAGGCGCTGACCCGCTGCTCTGTGGACGGGGCAAAGCTGTGGTTTTCCTGTAACCCGGAGAGCCCGCAGCACTGGTTCTATACGGAGTGGATCAGGCGGCACAGGGAGCGAAACGCCCTGTACCTACATTTTGAAATGACAGACAACCCCGGGCTGAGTGCAAAGACCATCGAGCGCTATCAGACTATGTTCACTGGCGTATTCTATGACCGGTACATCCGTGGCCTATGGGTGCTGGCCGAGGGCCTGGTCTATGACTTCTTCGGTGAGGGGCAGATCGCGGATGAGGTCCCCGGCAAGGGTGAGTATTACATCTCCTGCGACTACGGCACGCTGAACCCCTTCTCCGCTGGCCTGTGGTGCTGGGATGGGAAAATGGCCACTCGTGTACGGGAATACTACTACTCCGGGCGGGAGAACCAAAGGAACAAGACCGACGAGGAGTATTATACCGATCTGGAAGCCCTGGCCGGTGATTTACCTGTTCGGGCGGCGGTGGTGGACCCATCAGCGGCATCGTTTATCGAGACCATCCGGCGGCACGGGCGGTTTAAGGTGCGCAAGGCACACAACGAGGTGGTCCCTGGTATCATGACTACAGCACGGATGCTGCGGGACGGGACGGTGAAAATTCACCGCTCCTGCAAGGATGCAATTCGGGAGTTTGGCCTGTACCGCTGGGACGATAAGGCGGCGGAAGATAGGCCTGTGAAGGAAAACGACCACGCCATGGATGACATCAGATATTTTTGTCAGACGATTTTAAGGCACAAGGCCGGGAAGCCGGAGTATGTACCATTGTATCAGCGGGGGTGAGAGATTGAAAACCTATCAGGACCTGACCGCACTGGGCGACAATGAGCAGGAGCGGATGGAATTTGTGCGGTCCGCCGTCCGGGATCACTTGGGCAGCGAAGATTACCGGATTGCCGCCGCTGCGGAGGAATACTACGCCAAGCGGAACACCACCATCGAGTGCTTTCACAAGATGCTCTACACGGCAGCGGGGCAGGCGTATCCCGATCTGTTCAGCAGCAATTTCAAGCTGAAAACCCTCTTCTTCCGGCGGTTTGTCATCCAGCAGACCCAGTACGTTTTATCCAACGGCGTGACCTTTGAGCGCCCGGAGACGAAGAAGAAGCTGGGGAGCACCTTTGACAACCAGATCCAGAAACTGGCCAAAAAGTCCATGGTGGACGGCGCGGCATACGGATTTTGGAACCGGGACCATCTGGAGGTGTTTGGCTTTGCGGACACCTGCAACGAGGCGGGCTTTGCACCGCTCTACGACGGCGACAGCGGCGCTCTGGCTGCCGGTGTGCGATATTGGGGGACCGCGGAGGGGCAGACCAAACGGTACACCCTGTATGAGCCGGACGGCGTGACAGAGTACATCCAGCGCAAGGGTGAGGATCTGCAGGTCCTTCAGGAGAAGCGGCCCTATCTTCGGGATGTGCGCCGGGACGGGCTGGGCACTGAGACCATCGAGGGCGGTGGGAACTACGCTTCCCTGCCCATTATCCCCATGTACGCCAACGACCTGCACCAGTCTGAGTTTGTGGGTATCCGGGAAAGTATCGACTGCTATGACTTCATCAAGTCCGGCCTTGCCAACGTCATCGAGGACAATTCCTCGGTGTACTGGACCCTCAAAAATGCCGGAGGCATGGATGACACAGAGATTGCCCAGTTTATGGACCGGCTGCGGACGCTGCGGGCGTCTGCGGTGGACTCGGACGACGGCTGCGGGGCGGAGGCCCACACGCTGGATATTCCGTATGAGGCCCGGGAGGCCATGCTTGCCCGCCTGCGAAGTGACCTCTATGAGGACTTCCAGCTGGTGGACCTGGAGAAGATGCTTTCCGGAAACCTGACGGCCACCGCCATCCGCATCGGCTATCAGAGCCAAGACGACAAGTGTGGGGACTTCGAGTACCACATCCGGGACTTTATCGGCAATCTGCTGAATCTGGTGGGCATCGAGGACGAGCCGTCTTTCCAGTGGAACCGAATCGCCAACCAGCTGGAGGAGACTCAGATGGTCCTTGCCGCCGCCAACTACCTGGACGATGAGGCGGTTATCAAGCATCTTCCCTGGATGACCCCGGAGGAGGCGGAGGGGCTGCTGAAACGCCGGGCGGCGGAGGAGATCGACCGCACGCTCTTTCGGGGGCCGGAGGTGACGGAGGATGGCGAGGAAGCCTGATTACGCCCACCGGGCGACTGATAAGGAGCTTGCTGAGCTGGAACGGCGCATATCCGCCATCTACCAGGAAGCACGGGGCAGCCTGGACGAGACCGTGAAGGCCTACTTCGAGAGTTTCCGCAAGCGGGATGAGGAGATGAAGAAACTCATCGGAACCATCCAGAACGGGCGGGAGTGGACAGAGCAGGACTATATTAACTGGAGATTGGCCCAGATCGGGCGGGGTGAGCGGTTCAAGGCGCTGCGGGACAAGGTGGCGGAGCGGATGACCAAGGCCAACGAAACGGCCACCGCCTATGTCAACGATGCTACACCGGGGATCTACTCATTGAACCGGAACTACGCGGCATACACCATAGAGCAGGCAACCGGGGACGTGGGTTTTGACCTGTGGGACGAGCAGACGGTGAAGCGACTGATCGTGGAGCAACCGGGCTTGATGCCCTACTACCCGCCCAAGCGGGCGCTGCGCCGGGGAATCGACCTTGCCTGGGGGAAAAAGCAGATCACGGCCAGTGTCACCAGCTCCATTCTCCAAGGGCGGAGCATAAAGGGGATGGCGGACGACCTGCAAACCCGCATCCCGGAGATGAACCGGGCCAGCGCTATACGGACGGCGCGGACGGCGGTCACCGGGGCGCAGAATGCCGGGAGAATGGATAGCTACCACGCCGCCGAAAAAATGGGTATCCGCATGAAAAAGGAGTGGCTTGCCACTTTGGACAACCGCACCCGCCACGCTCACGCTATGCTGGACGGGCAGCAGGCCGATGTGGATAAGCCGTTCAAGGTGGATGGGGAGGAGATACGATACCCCGGGGACTCGACGGCGGCGGGGCATCTGGTCTATAACTGCCGGTGCACTCTGGTGGCAGCGGTGGATGGAGTGGATACCTCGGACGCGCTGCGGCGGGATGAGTATGGACCTCTGCCTAATATGACCTTTGCCCAATGGGAAAAGCAAAAGCGCGGGGAGGGATGCTTGCAGAGATGAGAGTAGACATCTATGACCACTCCGCCGAAGTCCTTGCCGCTCTCCAGGAGGCCGCAGGGCGGGCGCTGGAGAAGTGCGGACTGGTGGCTGAGGGGTACGCCAAGCGGCTGGTACGGGTAGACACAGACAACCTCCGCAACAGCATCACCCACAAGGTGGACCCGGCAGAACCGGCGGTGTATATTGGTACCAACAGCGAATACGGCGCTTACGTGGAGCTGGGCACCGGTCAGTATTATCCTGGCGGACGGCCTACCCCGTGGAAGTACCAGGACGCCAATGGCAAATGGCACTGGACGAAGGGCAATCCAGCAAGTCCATATCTGAAACCTGCGGTTGCCGACCACACCGGCCAATACAGAAAAATCATTGAGGATGAGATGGAGAATGAATAATGGAGATTTTATAAGGAACTTAAACAACAAAGAATTAGCAAGATTTCTCGCGGAAGAGCGTTACAGGATGGCAAAGCCTATATTTGACCATGTTGGATATGGGATAACAAAGGAATTTGTAATGTCGCTCCTGCTGAAATGGCTTGATCAAGAAGTCGCAATGGATGGATAGAATGGGAATCATGTCTGAAGAAGCAATAAAGGCCATTGAGGCCATCATCAAGCGGGGCAACGATGCTGAGATTCGCCGGAAGGGCGACGGGTACGTTGTCCTGGAGGTCAAAAAGACGATCAAATATACGACTCCTGCGTAATTGGGCGCAGGAAAGGGCAATAGGAGCCAGCTACCGAGGATTTCTCGGTGGTTGGCTCTTTTTCTTTTGGTAAATGCCGCGAGACACTGCGGTTTTTATAAAACTCTAAGGGCGAGACACTGCCCCCGAGACAAAGGAGAGTATGCATATGGCACTCACAGTGAAAATGCTCAAAGGGCTTGGATTGACAGATGAACAACGGGAAGCAGTCCTTGAAGAGCATGCACGGACCGTAGACGAAATCAAGGTGGAGCGCGACCGCCTGAAGAAGGATGCGGAAAAACTTATCACCGTCCAGAAGGAGTTGGACGACCTGAAAGCTGCTGATGACGGCGGCTGGGAGGAAAAGGCCAAGGGCTGGGAAAAGAAATACACCGACCTGGTGGCCGAGAACAAGAGCAAGGAGACCCGGGCGGCCAAGGAAGCGGCTGTCAAGGCCTACTACGAGGGCAAGGGCATCACCGGGGACAACCTCACCATTGCCATGATGGGCAGCGGAGAGGCCATCGAGAAGCTGGAACTGGACGGCGACAAGATCAAGGATGCCGCTGCGCTGGACGCTCTGGTGGGCGGGGCCTTTGCAAAGCTGGTCTCCACTACGACCACGGAGGGGCTGAAAACCCAGACGCCCCCCAAGAATGGCGGCGGCAAGATGACCCGGGAGGAGATCGTGAAGATTCAGGATCCCGTAGAGCGCCGTGCCGCCATCCGCGACAACATGGAACTGTTTGAGAAAGGATGAGTGAATCATGGCAGTTGATCCCAAGCTGATTAAAAAGGCCGACCTCGCCCGTGTGCGTGAGATCGACTTTACACTGATGTTTACCGAGAGCCTGCGAAAGCTGACCGAGGCCCTGGGCGTGACCAGGAAGGTTGCCAAGCAGGCTGGAACCGTGCTCAAGACCTATAAGGCCACCGGAACCCTGGAGGACGGCGCTGTTGCCGAGGGCGAGACCATCCCCCTGAGCAAGTACACCACCGAGGCCGTGAATTACGGCGAGATCTCCCTCAAGAAGTGGCGCAAGGCCACCTCTGCCGAGGCAATCATTGAGCGTGGCTATGACCAGGCCGTGGGCATGACCACCGACCGTATGCTCAAGGATGTGCAGAAGGCCATCCGCAAGGACTTCTTCACCTTCCTGGGTACCGGCACTGGTACCGCCACCGGCGCGGGCCTCCAGGCGGCTCTGGCCCAGACCTGGGGCAAGCTTCAGACCCTGTTTGAAGACGACGACATCCAGGCCGTCCACTTCATCAACCCCTTGGACATTGCCGACTACCTGGCTACCGCCACCATCACCACCCAGACTGCCTTCGGCATGACCTATATCGAGGACTTTTTGGGTATGGGCAAGGTGTTCATGAACTCCAGCGTGCCCAAGGGCACCATTTACTCCACCGCCCAAGACAACCTGGTCCTCTACTATGTGCCCGTCAACGGCGCTGACCTGAACGAGGCGTTCTCCTTCACCAGCGACGAGACCGGCTACATCGGCATCCACGAGGAGCCCGACTACACCAACATGACCGCCAGCGACACTGTGGTGAACGGTATGACCCTGTTTGCCGAGCGCCTGGACGGCGTGGTCAAGACCACCATCACTGAGCCGGGCCCTTAAACGCGCTGTTGAGTGAGCCTGCGCCCGCTGCTCCTGCTGTCCCGGACCACCGGGCCAGTGGGGGGCCGGGCGTCAGCAGCGCAGCTGTACAGGCCGAACCTGCAAAGGTGGTGAAAAGCCGTGCTCGAAGCCGTACTGACGTATCTGAATAATTGGTTCGCCTGGGAGATGTACGCCGGGACCTTTACGGTAACCGGGAGGAAGCTGGCGCTGCCGGATCTGGCAGAGGGACAGTATTTCCGCATTGTGGGCAGCGTGTTCAACGACGGGCTGCACCAGTACCCGGCCACGGACCTGGCGGACGAGACCTTTACCGGCGCTGTTTGGGCGCTGGCGGTTCCCAAGGCTGTGATAGCCCTGGCGGAAGAGATCCAGGCGTGGGCCGCAAAGAACCAGCCGGGAGCGTACACCAGCGAGAGTTTCGGCGGGTACAGCTACACCCGGGCCACCAACGCCAAGGGCGCGGCTGTCGGCTGGCAGGATGCCTTTGCCGCCCAGCTGGCCCCTTACCGCAAGCTGCGGGACACCTCCATGGTGGCCCCGAACCCCAAGGGGGCGCCGCCCACGCCCCGGAAAGCGTGCTGGAGGTGAGTAACTTGAAGGACAAAACGATTAAGATTGCCGTTGGAGTTGATATATGCATTGACGGGAAAAACGCAAAAGGCTTTTTGTGGCTCGTAGAACGATATATCAACCAAAATAACATGAAAGTTGTTTCTCGGGAATTGGAAAACGGAGAAACGGAGTTGTCCTATGAGCCTATTAGATGATTTTGCCCGGACCTGCGTGGTGCTGGAAAAGACCCGGAGACCGGACGGAGCCGGAGGCTACTTTGTCGAGTGGGCCGAGGGTGCGGAGTTTGTGAACTATCAGGCCATGGACACCTCTATGGAGGCCCGGAGGGCGGAGAAGGAGGGCGTGACCAGCGTATATTCCGCGCTGGTGCGCTCCGATTTCCCCATCGACTACAACGATTACTTCCGAGACAAGACCACCGGCCAGACCTATCGGGTGACCTCTGACCCGGAGGAGAAAGTGGCCCCCAAGTCCGCCAGCTTCGCCTTAAAATTCTTCACGGCGGAGCGGAAGGAGCTGCCGACATGACCAAGAACAAGGCCCTGTATGCCTGGCTCAACGAGTTCATGCCGTTTTACCGGGCTTCCTCCGTGCCATCTGAGCCGGAGAACCCGGAGGGGGTGTCGTTCCCCTACGGCACCTATGAGTACATCGAAGACGCCTGGGGCGGCGGCGAGGTGAGTATGACCGTCAACCTGTGGTTCCACACCACCAGCGAGGCGGTGCCGGATGAGAAGGCCCAGGAGCTATCCCAGCGCATCGGCTACGGCGGCGTGACCATCCCCTGCGACGGCGGGTACATCTGGCTCAAGCGGGGGTCTCCATTCTGCCAGAGCCTGAAATACGAGGAAGACAACAACATCAAGCGGCGGTACATCAACCTGACCGCCGAATACCTGACTTTGAACTGAAAGGAGCGATATCATGGGACTTTTTACTGTGATTCCCCAGGACACCTTTGACGGTCTCCAGCTTGACGCCGGTGTTCTGCTGAAAAAGTTTGATCCGGCCAAGGTGGCCGCCCCGGCGGATGAGGACATCATCTGCGCCACCACCGGCGGCATCAACATCAGCTGTGTGCCTACCTATTCCGACCTGGGCGAGGACGTGGACAACTGCCCGGTCAACACCAAGGAGCTGAAGCACCTGGATGGGTGGGGCTGCAAGATGTCCTTCACCGCCCTGGGCACGTCCCCCGAAAACATCAAACTTGCCCTGGGCGCTGCCACGGTGTCCACCACCAAAGTAACCCCCAACCGCGATTTGAAGCAGGCGGACTTTTCCGACATCTGGTGGGCAGGAGACCGGGCGGACGGCGGCGTAGTGGCTGCCTGCCTGAAAAACGCGCTCTCCACCGGCGGCTTCACCCTCAAGACCACCAAGAACGGCAAGGGACAGGTCTCCGTGGAGCTGACCGGGCACGTGTCCATTGAGGCCCAGGACACCATGCCCATGGAGTTTTACAGCATTGCCCCGCCCCTGCCCGGCGTGGGCGGATGAGGAGGTAGCCCATGAGACTGTCTGACATCAAGGGCGACCGCACCCTGGAAGTCATTGCCGAAGTCATTGATCCCATCTGCAATATTGCGGAGGATGACGCGGCGATGTCCATGTTCCGGCGGGAGAAGCTGCCGGAGGGCATGGAGCCGAAGAAGTTCCTTCTGGCCCGTGCGCGGAAATCGCTGCCCGTGCTGCTGAAAAAGCACAAGGGCGACATCATTGACATCCTGGCCGCCATCGAGGGCGTGTCTCCGGAGCGGTATCAGGGTGCGCTGAACCTGGTCAAGCTGTTTAAGGATGCCACTGACCTGCTGACGGATGAGGCGTTCGCCGAGCTTTTTATCTCCGCGCAGGGCGAGACCTCCTGTGGCTCTGCGCCGGAGAATACCGAGGCCCCCTCAGCGTAAAGGCGTTTGCCCGGTATGCCGTCTCCCGATGGCTGTATGAGCAGAAGGACACGGCATACCGGGTGTATGTGACCGATGCGCTGAAAGCGGTGGCGGAGAACACCGCCAAGTACGCCGGGGGCGGTTACATCAAGGCCCGGTACATCGAAATCATTGACCCGCCCCCTGAGGAGACCCGGACGGGGGAGGAGATCATAGCGCAGATGAAGGCCAAGCTGGGCCAGATCGGAGGTGAACTGGGTGAATCTACTTGACCTGTATGTAAAAATCACAATGGACACCAGCGGGTACAGCAAGGGCCTGGATGAGGCGTCCGGCAAGGCGTCCAGCTTTGCCTCCAAACTGAAAAGCGGCCTTGCCACGGCGGCCAAGGTGGGTGCTGCTGCCCTGACCGCTGCGGCCACCGGCGTGGCGGCGTTGACAAAGGCATCTATTGACCAGTACGCCCAGTATGAGCAGTTGGTGGGCGGCGTGGACACGCTTTTTAAGACCGCGTCGGACAAGGTTCAGCAGTACGCCGCAAATGCCTATAAGACCGCTGGCATGAGCGCCAATGAGTACATGAATACCGTGACCAGCTTCTCTGCTTCTCTGATTAAGAGCCTTGGAGGAGACACGGAAAAGGCGGCCCAAAAGGCGGACCAGGCCATTACCGACATGGCCGACAACGCCAATAAGATGGGCACCAGCATGGAAATGATCCAGAATGCCTATCAGGGCTTTGCAAAGCAAAACTATACCATGTTGGATAACCTTAAGCTTGGGTACGGCGGAACCAAAGAGGAGATGCAGCGACTTCTCAAGGACGCCGAAAAGTTATCTGGCATAAAGTACGACATTTCCAGCTATGCCGATATTGTAGACGCCATCCATGTGGTTCAAACGGAGATGGGCATCACCGGTACCACGGCCAAGGAGGCGGCCAGCACGATCTCGGGCAGCTTGAGCATGGCTAAGGCGGCGTGGAAGAATCTGCTGACCGGTGTAGGCGATGACACCGCAGACCTCGGGACGCTCATCGACAACCTGGTGGATAGTGTGTCCACCGCCGCCGGGAACATCGTGCCGCGAATTGGGAAGATCCTCAGCGGCATGGGCGAGGTAGTAGCCCAACTGGCTCCGATCATTGCTCAGGAGCTGCCTGAGCTCATCAGTACCATGCTTCCGGCCCTGGTTAGTGCTGGGGCGCAGCTGCTGGTTGGCCTGGTGACGGGGCTCGTGACGGCCATTCCCGATCTGGTGGCGGCTGCGCCACAGATCATCACGTCGCTGGTTTCGGCGATCTCTGCCAACCTCCCAGCTATCCTGGCGGCTGGTCAGCAGCTTTTGACCATGTTTGGCAGCGGGATCCAGTCCGGCGTACCTCAGATGGTGGCGCAGCTGCCGGCGGCCATAGATGGGTTCCTTGGCTTTATTACGGAGCAGCTTCCAGCCGTGCTGGACAAAGGCGTGGAGATGCTGACGGAACTGGCAAACGGAATCATCGCTGGAATCCCACAGCTGCTGGAGCAGCTTCCACTTATCTTTGAGTCTTTCGAGACGTTTATCACAGTCAATTTGCCGGTCATCCTGGACAAGGGCATGGATCTGCTGTTCAACTTTGTGGACGGCATCATCGCCGGGATTCCCAACATGGTGGCGCGGCTGCCGGAGATCATCAAAAGCATCACAACAACGCTATCGAACAACTACCCGAAAATCATCCGATCTGGATTTGATCTTCTCATCAAACTGGCTGACGGCATTTTGAGCGCTATCCCGGATCTGGTCTCCGTCCTTCCCCAAGTGGTGGCCGCAATTTTGAGTGGCTTTAGTTCAGCGGTTTCTGGTGTGTTCGAGATCGGGAAAAACATTGTGATGGGCCTGTGGGATGGAATCAAGAGCATGGGTTCCTGGATCGCGGAGAAAATTGGAGACTTCTTTGGTGGGATCGTTGATGGCGCAAAAGACCTGCTCGGTATCCACTCCCCGTCTAGGGTGTTTGCGGACATCGGGAAAAACATGGCCTTGGGGCTGGGCAATGGCTGGGAGGATTCCTTCGGGCGCGTCCGGGACGGCATCACCCGCGGCCTGGACTTCGGCGCAGCATCGGTGGATTTCGCCTCCTCCGGGCTTGGAGTGTCCTCCGCCGGCATCATCAACAGTATGGCGGCGGGGTCAGACGCTGGGTTTGCCGATGGGTTAACGGTCAACCTCACTCTGCCGGACGGCACAAAGTTTGCCACCTGGCAGCTGCCCTATCTTATCAAGGCGGGTTCCGCTGCGGGAACGCCTATTGCGGACCCCCAGTTGGCGTAAGGAGGCAATGGTATGACGCAACTGATATTAGATTCCGGAGGCGCATCTGTTGTCCTTCCTGAGACCCGCCGCGAGTCCTATGTGGTGGACGAGGAGCCGCTGAGCCGAAACCTGTTAATGATTGCTGGAAACATGGTCAAAGAGCTGCGGGGAGATGTATGGGTCATTGATTACCAGTACGGATATTTCAATGACACCGACAAGGACCGCGTGATCTCTGCCTGCAAAAAGGGAAGCCGTGAACCTATCGTCTGCAACTTCCTGATTCCGGACGAAAATAAGATGCTGACTTCCACATTTTTCGTGACAGCGTACACACGGCCAAGGTTTTATTGGAGTCGGGATGATAAAGGAGCCACCGTCCCTGTGTGGGGTGGGTTTACGGTCTCTCTGAGAGAGGTGGATCCCCATGATTAACGCAACAGAGGGGTACAGGGCTGCGATTGTGGGCACTTCCCGACGGACTCACCTCAAGGCTGTGGTGGACATCAGCGACCCGGACATGGTCTTTTCCGGTGTGGAAAGCAGCGGTTCTGCGGACTTTTCAAATTCGGCCCAACTGTATGACCGAGTTATGGATCTAACACCATACGCCACCCTGGAGCCCCACAGGTGGGTTCTCAACGGAAAGTTCAGCCTGATCCCAGCAGAGGGGGCGGCGGATCAGGTTGGATTTGTGGGGAATGTGCTCTCCGGATCAGATGGGAGTTTTCCCACAGCTGTGTGGGTGGAGGAGCGGTTCTCTAATTTATCCATCCTCCAGGCCTGTTCTGTCTACTTTCCGGGTGACGATTGGGATGGGGTTCCGGATACTTTCACCATAGAGGTCAAACAGGGTGGAACGGCCTACTACTCAAAGGAGTTCACCGGGAACAGGACTCGGACAGTCAGCCTGAGCGGCTTCACAGTCAATAACCCGGACGCTATCCGAGTAACGGTGAGCAAGTGGAGCCTTCCGGGCCGCCGGATGCGGGTGGCTGAGATATTACCCGGCGTGTATGAGGAGTGGACAGAGAAAATGTTGGTGGAGTTCAACGCCACACAGCAGACCGATTTTTCCTGCATTACACTGCCGTATGGAACAATGAGCCTATCTTTAAATAACATTGACAAGCGGTTTGAGCCGCGGAAGAAAGATGGGCTATTTGCCTCCATCGAGGACAGACAGGGCATTGAAACGCTGATCGGTGTCGAACTGCCTTCCAGCGGAGTGGAGTATAAAAAGGTTGGAGTGTACTACCAGTACGGAGACGGCTGGAAAACCTCCAACAATGATATGTCTATTGACTGGTCTCTGGTGGATATTGTAGGGCTGGTGGCAGAGCGCACTTACCTTCCGCCGACAACCCTACCCACTACTCTGGAGGGCTGGATCTCCTCTGTGGTGTCCCAACTGGGGGATAATTTCAAAAGCCGCTACCACATCGATCCAGACTATGCCAAAAAGCCAGTAAAAGCAAAAGATAAGTCGGCGGTGACCGGAAAGAAGTGCGGGGACATTCTGCGGTGGGCCTGTATGGTGACCGGCACTTTTCCCCGTGCGGATGCTGAAACTGGATACCTGACAGCGGAGCCTCTATGGAACCAGGGAAACAAAACGCTTTTGACCGCACTCGCTACCTACCCAACCATGAAAGCCAACAAGAGTGTGGCATCCCTTATCTTTACCCTTGCGGATGGATCTCAATATGTGGTCAGTGGAAACAGCACCAGCAGTGAAAAGACCATCAACATCGAGAACCCATTCATCCACACCTCTGACCAGGCCCTGACCGCGGCGCGGCTGATCCTCAGCTGCTACGGCGGAAACCTGATCGAGACCACAGGGCGGGGCGATCCATCCGGAGAGATCGGGGATGTGGACACCATCTGGCTGGATGAGAGTCAGGCCACCACTGCCCGGCGGATGATGCAGACATTCAAGATCCAGGACGGGGCGCTCCAGGGCTGTCAGAGCCGGCTGCTCCAGGCGGACGGGTCCTTCCTCTTCCAGGCGCGGGCCGTGATCACCAAGAGCGGATCCTGGGCAGCCCCGGCGGGCGTCACTGCACTGCGGCTCATACTTGTGGGCAAAGGTGAGGATGGGACAGCCGGAACGGACGGCACATGGGATGAGGCCGGAGTGGATGGAGTGGATGGCATCGGAGGGCTTGTCTGGGCCGGGACGGTATCCATCAATCCGCAGCAGTCGTTCAGCGTCCAGATCGGGGACAACTCTGTTTTTGGACAATACAGCAGCGCAAATGGCAGCCGTTTCCCGTTTGGCTATACGGACATTGCAAGCGGCGACAGTTTTGCGCGGACTGGAGTCCAAAAGCCTGTCCCTGGCTCTGGAGATGGTGGTGCGAAGGGCCTGGGTGGGATCAAGGGCAACCGCCATAGAGAGCCGAGCTATGACTCCGACGGAAATCCGGTCGGCTCACACTGGGAGATCGACAACTATCCTGGAGAGGGCACCGCGGGGCAGGCTGGAGTATCCGGCTGCGTCGTGATCTATTGGGACAAGGAGGGCGCATGAGTTTTGATTTTAGTTCTCTGGTGACAGATCGGACCCAAGCGGATGTGGAGGCCCGGAACGATAAGGGGACCTATCAGGCGGCGGATCTCAACCGCGTCACAGCGGCGATGGAGGAGCTTGCCAATCAGTTTTCGGTCCTCGGATACAGCACGGCGGGCTATCAGAGGATCAAGGCTGTGGAGCAAGAGGCTCCGAGGATACCGGAGGGATATACGGAGCTGGAGTCCATCACAAGCTCCGGCACCCAATACATCAACACCGGGGTCAACCCAACCAGCAATACACGGGTGGAGCTGCGGATGTCCACAAGTCAATCCGGCAGCAAGACTGTGTTTGGATCAGACGTAGGGTGGACCGCAAACGGATTTGCCTTGGGTGTCAACTTTGCCCACTACGGAACAAGAAACGGGAGCTTTACCGGGCTTAACGACGGTGGGGCGCATACAGTGGATTTCAACCGGAACTCGATCTCTCTGGATGGGGCCAAGGTATTGACCCTTGGTGAGGCTATATTTGAGTTGGCATATCCGTTGTACCTCTTTTGCAATGACCGTTCCTCCGCCGCTCAGGAGCACACGAGCATGACACTGTATGCCTGTAAGATCTATGAGCAAACACGTTTGGTGCGTGATCTGGTCCCGTGTAAGGACCCGGTTGGCGCGATCGGCTTATATGACACAGTGGAGGCACGGCTTTATAAAAACGCTGGATCCGGGGCGTTTGCGGCAGGGACAGAGGTGAGCCGGCCGGAGGTAGATCCGTATGAGTGGGCAGAGGAGTATTACCCCACTGCGGAGCAAATGGCTCAGTATATTGCCAATTTGGAGGCCCTGAGGCGCGTGATCGCAGTCCTGCCCACCACGCCAGATAAGCCGGATAGTATGGAACTGTTGGACCATATTAAAGCCAATAATATCGAGAAGATTCTGGTGGACATTAATAAATTACTGAAAAATATGCCCTCTGCCTGGGTTTACAGCGGAGAAGTAGAGTGCGGGGAGGTCTGAGTATGCAAGACAGAGTTCCAACTTATCCAGGACGGGTGAAATTGATCCCTGTATTGGGACAAGAGAACACCTATGAAATGGTTCGTGCAGACGAACCGACTCAAGAAGGGACACCGTTAAATAAAGCCAACCTACTTCAAGACTCCGTTGCTAAAATGTATGGGCTTTCAGAGTTGGCTGTCCCAAATGATGTTTTTGATTTCTTGGGGAAGTATAACCTGCATTGGTGGAAAACGAGTGGCTATATCCCGCCTTACTACACGTTGGGTGAAAAGAAAGATCACAGAATATCTGGTAGCGAGGTCTTTGATACATTTACAATCCAATATGCAAATTCAGTATCTGTGGACGATTCCGGAGTGGTCTCACTCAAAAATCCGACTTCCGCAACCATACAGTGCGAATTTGGCAGTGGCGATGCAGACGAAATCAACAAAGTTCCGACTGGAAGTTTTATGATGTCTGATCGTTTTCCTAACGAGCACGCAATCTATTACAAGAGTGCTGATGCTTACGATGAAAAGCGGTCAGGGGCCAGTACGATAGGTACATACCTCCCTGAGCAGGAAGTGGCTGGACATCCGGCTACCCTGAATGGCGAAGGGACGGTGCATTCTGCGGACAGAAATGCATATCCGGACAACGGAGCCATTGGGAAAACCCATTACAAGTATTACGGCATTCCATTTGAAAACCTCGTAAAAACGGCCGCAAAAATTGTAGCAGGGGAATATGTTGGAACTGGAACTAGCGGATCCTCAAACAAAAACTCACTGAAATTCGGGTTCAAGCCTTCTATGGTGCTGATTACTGGTAACGGTTATTTCGGCGTTTTAACCTCAGAGGTATCCAAGTACTTCTGCGCAGGTATTAGCGACTGGAATAGTTTGGGTAAAAACGGCCTTGCTGGGTCAGTGACTTTTGACACAAACGGTACTGTGTCTTGGTACGCAACTGCAAGTGTTGGTGACTACAATTTTAGAGATAGTCCCAATATCCAGTTCAACGCACAGTCAGTCACATATTCTTATATCGCAATCGGATAAAGGAGGAGAACAGAATGTGGTATATCGACCCTGTCCCAAACGACTCAGGAGCATACAGTCCTCCGCAGTCCACGCCCTTTGACAGTGCGATCCCGCTGACAGATGAGCAGTCGGATATGCTGGTCCAGCACAACGGCTTTGTGGCCATCACCAGAGAGCCGGACCCGGAGATGGAGGGCAGCACGGTGACGGTGGTGCCGAACACCGAGGCGTGGGAGGCGTGGAAATCCTCCCTTCCGCCTCAGCCGGAGCCGGAGCCCACAGAGGCGGAACGGCTGCGGGCGGACGTGGACTTTTTGGCTGCTATGGCGGGGGTGGAGCTATGAGCGTGTACGAGCTGGCCCGGAAATACTACCCCCGGCTGTGGGACG